TTTTGTTATCCTCCGTAATTCTGTGTTTTCCGAGGGTTTCTTTCCCTTTCGGTAGTTACATATTACCGCATAGTGTGAATTATAGCAAGCGGCTAAAACTACAGAATATAGGGGCAAAATCAGCTTTGATGCTTGTGTGATATACACACATTCCGGGCATGGAAAAAGCTCTCCGAAGAGAGCCGCCCGTATCTATATAAACAAGCGACAGAGCCTTGCGGCTCCGGCTTGGTAGTTTGTTGAAAATTACGTTTCACATCGCCCCCACGTTCGCCTGTAACGGCTTCCTTTTTCGGTTGGGTACGGTTTTTCGGCAAGTGCCTGAAAGCGGAAACGTGGGGCAACGTGTGGGCTGCGTGGGGCTATTCCTGCGGATTTGAACGATGCATAATGGAGAGAATTTTCTCCTGTTCCTCCGCAGAAATTTCAAGGGCAGTCAATGCCTGACGCACGCCACAATCGGCGCAGATTAACGTCTCATTGTCGGTGCGGGAAAGTGCAGGTCTGCCGTGGTAAATCTGTCCGCAGATTGGGCAAATGCCCTCGTGGTTGCTTTCAATTTTCATCAAATTTCACCTCTTTCGCTCAGGTCAAGGGCAAGGCGGAGATGTTTCAAATCAAAACCGAAATTGCGGTATCCGGCAACGCAGGTTCGGACGTACTGACTACTCGGAACACCCAGTTTTCTGTCCTCGTGCATGATGTAGACAAAGGCTTTTACGGTCTCAATTTTGCCGTTTTTCCAGCTTTTCACAGCGACCTCCATTTCGGTTTTGTAGTAGAAAGTGGGGCAACCCTCGTACCTATCAAGTTCAAGTTCATCAGCCGCCGAAACCTCCCACACGCCCACCGGAACAACCGCTCCGGCACGCTTTTCAATTGTGAGGTAAGCACCGGTTTTGCTGCCTTTGAAAAGCAACTGGCAGTCGGGAATTTCAGCCGTTCCCACAACCCTCGCATCGGGGCAGCGGAAACGCATCTGGTGAACATTGAGGTTCGAGCCGTAGGCAAGGTAATATTTTTTCATGGTGTTACTTCCTTTCTGAAGGACACTTCCTTCCACTGCCTTAAGCCACCCGTAGGTGGCGGTCAAGGTAGCAGGAGGAAATCTCCCTCAGTTAGTTCCTGCCGAATCTGAATGCTGCATCTCCCTCAAGATTTCTTGTAAGGAAATCCCTCGCTGTGGCGAATTCTGCCCCAACCAGTCCCAAGCGTATCAGCCATGTTCTCATTGCGAATTTTGGGTTGTCGGTCTGCTGCGGTTTTGAACTTGCCGTTCTCAGTTCTTTTGCCATTTCGCTGAGTGCAAGGCAAAGCTGAATCCAACTTTTCAGTTGTCCTGCGTGCAGTCCGTTTTTCTTTTCAGCCGTGGGCTTGTCGAAGTTGAATGCCCTGAATTCAATCGTACCTTTTGTAAAAACCGCATGATAATTCGTCATGTGGTAGCGGCTGTCGTTGTAGTGGTGGTCTCTGCCGTAGTTTGCGTTGTTCGCCGTGTACCAGATGTCCGCAAGTTGCGCCATAGTTTTCGGCTTTTTCTTGTTAAGCTGTTCGATGAATTTTGGGTCAACCGTGCGACAGTAGCGGTTCATTCTGCCTTGGTCGATTTTAAGAGCGCTTGCGATGAGATTTTCGTGGCTTGCCATGATGTTTGCGAGGTTTCTGAGTGTCTGCGGTGTGTGACCGGTTGCGCCAATGTGAATATGAACCCCTGCGCCAACTCCTGCGTGGGAAATTGCTCCGGCTCTGCGAAGTTTTCTCACAAGTTCCTGTAAGGCTTCAATATCCTCGTAGTGCAAAATTGGTGTAACCATTTCGCATTTTTCGCTGTCGGGTCCTGCAATGGAAACGTCTTTCTGGAATTTCCATTCTCTGCCCTGTGCGTCCCAAGCTGACCATGTGCAGTAGCCGTTGCGTGAAGCTGTATTTTCGTAGCGTCCTGTTCCGAAAAAGTCTGCCGCAATTTTTGCAGCCTTTTCTCTGGTGATGTTGTTTGTCTCAATTTCTACCCCTATCGTCTGATTTTTCAGGTTTTCAATCTGCTTTCTTGTCTTTTCGTTCATCGTGTTTTCCTCCGTATTTTCGGGGCTTTCCGCCCTTTCGTTGTGTTACATATTACCGCATAACGGAGGATATATCAAGCGGCTAAATCTACAGAATAAGGGCTGTATATCTGGCGAATATTTGTGTGATATACACCGTTGATATACTTGCTTTTTTATGGTAAAATACAGTAAAATGGAGGAGCGTTCTCTTTTATTCTGAGCCTCCATGTCTGAATGCGGAACTGCCCGTAAGATTGCAAAGCAGAACCTTTCTTGCAGCTTTGTAATCCGTTCCAATCATGCCAATGCGGAGGAGAAAACAACGCATCGCATATTTCGGATTGTCCGTGGTATCGGGCTTGTTGTTCACACGCTTCCGATTCTTGACGAATTCGCAAAGCATGGAAATAAAGGTACAATAGGCATTGCTGTCGCTGTCCTGTTCAGGTGTAAACCACGGGAATTCCACTGTCTTTTCGTTGACCTCGATTTCGAGATTGTCCGTCCTAAACGCCGATTTGAAAAGCGTTGATTTGTTTTCGATAAGCTTGCGGAGGTTGGTTAGCATCTGCTCCGTGAAGAATTCCGCAGGCATCTGAACGGTCAATTTATTTGGCTCTTGCGGTGCATTGTATCCTCGGCGGTTAAGCTCCTCCAGAAGATGCTCGACTTCTTTGCTGTCGGCTCTGTCATTGATTTCAAGGTTGCCCTCCTTGGTAACCGTAAAATCGTCTCCGAATCTGTATGCACAGGTCGGCATGAACTGATATTCGGCAGGTGCTCCGATGATGTCGCTGATTGCCTGAACCAGCGGTTTGCGGTCAGTGCAGTTGTAATGAATGGTCATAAAACCACGTCCTTTCGGTGCTTTTTAGCTTTTTTCTGTACTGTTATGTTACCTCTCTTTCGCACAGATTGCAAGCTATTTTTCGCCGAAATACTGTAGAATTATTCAGCACAGTCTTGTGTGATGTAGACAAGTTTTCATGTTCTCATTTTTTCATTAAAGTCCTTGTTTACAGCCCAAACGATTCCACTTAGCACGAAAAAAGCTACGGGCAAAGAAATGCCGTTTCCCCACAACTTGTACTCTGCCGAATCGCTGTGAGGATCACTGAGAAATTTTGCGATTGCCTTTCTCGTTTTTGGCTTGCTGTTGGGATTTGTTGCAAGTCGGAACGTTTCAAAAATTCGCTCCCACTCATCAATCTCAGCCTCAGACGGGTTCGGATTTCCAAGATTCTTACACCACCATGAGGGGAAGCCCTGTAGCTTTGCGCATTCAGACGGGGTCAGCCTGCGAACGATATACTGGACTTCATCATCATCTGTTTGCTGATTGAATGCGGCAGTCGGAGGATCTTTCCAGTCAGATGCAACCAGTGTGTTTGCAATTTCTTCTTCCGGTAATGTGTGATAGGAAGCCTTGCTCGTGGAATATGCCGGAGCAGCAACTGCACCCGGTCCTTTCGCAACTAAAGTCGGCTGTGTTTCTTCTTCAATCTGAAAGCTGAACTGTGCGTTATAGCCTTGATTGAATGCAGGTCTACCGATACCATATGCAAGACCATGTTTTTCCGTGGCATTCAGTGTGTACATGGTTTCGCTTTCAAGATATCCGTCACCATGATGTGACGGACGAGAGCCATTGCCCTCAATTACTACCAAACCACCTTGATTTTTACAGGGAGACTGATTGCTTGTATCAATTGTTCGAGAGGTTGCAGCCTCATAAAATCCGCTATTTGGATTATCAGACATCATGGAGTTGCTGTGTTTGGAGCAGATTCCATATGCTTTCGGCACGAACAATGTCTGGTCGTTATTGCAGGACAGCGTTGCCGATTTATCCTCTTGTATCAAGCAGCCTTTCCCGCCTCCAGCCTTTCCGCAACGCACTTTCAGCGTTTTCGGTGTTTCCATAAGCAGCGGAACATTGCCGCCACCAGTCCCACAACGACTTGTCAGGGTCTGGCAGATATCGTCTTTTGAAAGGCTCACTCTGCTGTCGGCAGGGTGATTCTCCAATGCAATTGCCGCCGGAACGACACCTGCACGCAGTGTAGGTGATTTTTCTTCCTCGTAGCCGATACCCCTTGCATTTGCGGAATGCTCGGTGCAGAAACCTGCTGATTCCAAAACACAGGGCGGATGATGTGATTCAGCACGGAGTGTTGCAGTTTTGTCCGTCAGGACGTCAATTCGCTCTCCTCCTTGGTCGCACATACAGATTGTGCCTGCCTCTCCAGAGCAACTTTCAATACCCTCGGAAGCTGTTTTCCACGAATGGAAGCTCTGCGGAGAATACCCAGACAGGCCCTCGGACTCAAATAATACTTTTGAGGCACATTGACCTCCAAAATCTGCGACAAGAAACAGACGTCGGCGTCTCTGAGCGACTCCGAAGTGTTGAGCATCGAGAAGTCTAAAGGCGACGGAGTAATCGTCTGCCATGATGTATCCGGCTTTTGCCCACTTCGCAGGTCGAGAAATACATACGGATTCATCTTTAATCCGGCAGATTTCTTCGAGGACACGGCGGAAGTCTTCGCCGCCGTTGCTGGACTGACATCCGGGGACATTTTCGAACACGATGAATCGTGGATATTTGCCATTTGTAGCGCACCTCATTTCTTTGATAATTCTGATTGCCTGAAAAAATAGGCTGGAACGGCTACCGTCCAGACCACTACGCTTGCCGGCGATGCTCATGTCCTGGCAAGGGCTGCCAAAAGTTATGATGTCTACAGGTTCGATTTGTGCCCCATTGATTTTTGAAACGTCTCCGAGGTGTTTCACCATAGGCAGACGCTTTTTTGTTACTGCAATCGGAAAAGGTTCAATTTCCGATGCCCACTTTGGAGTAATACCGGAAAGCAGTCCAGCAAGCTCAAATCCACCTGAACCAGAAAAAAGACTGCCCAGTGTCAGATTAATCTTCATCAACAGCACGTCCTCTTTGAGCATCATCAACACTTCCATCCTGAATATTAAGTTCCTCATTAGTAAAATCATGTACAGCACTACACGGGAGCTTTTCACCATTTTTGATAACATACACATCCTCAGCTGAACCTGCCGTCGCAACATATCTTCTGACAATTGCAGATGCATATTTCGGGTCAAGTTCCTGTGTATAACAAATTCTATTTGTCTGCTCAGATGCAATCAGCGTAGAACCACTTCCACCGAACAGGTCGAGAATAATGCCGTTTTCCTGTGAAGACATCTGAATCGGATATGCAATCAAAGGAAGTGGTTTCATAGTCGGATGCAGTTTGGACTTTTTCGGTCTGTCAAATTCCCAGACTGTTGTCTGCTTGCGGTCACCATAAAACTTATGCTTTGCTGTATCCTTGAAGGCGTACAAGACCGGCTCGTGTCGCATCTGGAAATCCATTCTGCCGATAACAAGTGTATCTTTTACCCAGATACAAGTTGTAGAATAATGAAATCCGGCATTAACCGTTGCATTGAAAAAGTTGCACTTTTCAGCATCGGAATGGAAGCAGTAAAAAGCTCCGCCATCAGCAAGTGATGTATACACATTCTTAAAAGCATCAAGAAGGAACTGATAAAATTTCTCGCTGTCAGTCCACTTGTCATTCATGATACGCATTCCGGTTCCACCCTGATATGCACAATTATACGGTGGATCTGTGATACAGGCATTGGCTTTCTGTCCGTCCATTAACAGTGCAACTTCATCGGGTTTTGTAGAATCACCGCAACGAAGTCTGTGTCTGCCGAGAAGCCAGATGTCACCGTTTTCTACAAACGGTTCAATTTCTGCAGTCTTGTCGACATCGAAATCATCGTCCTTGACATCGTCATCATCCGTCGCAAACAAATCAGCCAGTTCCTTTTCATCGAAGCCGGTAAGACCGAGGTCAAAGTCCTCTGCCTGCAATTCGGATAATTCTACAGCAAGCATTTCATCGTCCCAGCCTGCATTCAACGAAAGCTTATTATCAGCAAGGATATACGCACGTCGCTGTGTTTCAGTCAGATGGCTTTCCTTGATACAAGGAACTTTCTTTAAACCGAGTTTCTGAGCGCCATAAAATCTGCCATGCCCACAGAGGATTGTATTATCTTCTGCGATGATAATCGGTGAAAGAAATCCGAACTCCTTGATTGATGCCGCTATCTGTGCTATCTGTGACTCTGAGTGTGTTCTTGCATTTCGTGCATAGGGAATAAGCTCGCTTATATCCGCAAGATAATACTGCGTTTCCTTGTTTTCCATTTCAGTTGCCCCTCCTACGTAAAATCTTGTGCAGTCCCTTTCGAGCATCGTTGACATTGCCTTTCACAGCTTGTCCTTTAATCGTCTTGTATTGCTGTTTGGTAAGATGCTGGCGGTTATGTTTCAAATCCCGCCAGAACTGTGTATCTGCTTTCATGCTGTGTTTCCTTTCTTTAGCCGTTTCTGTTTCTCAGCAATTGTTCCATCATATCCATTTCAGGGCTGTTCAAGCCAATATCAGCAGAACAGTTTTCCTTTACAATCTGCTGAATGTTTGCCCATAGCAGAGTAGATTGCTTCATGTAGCTGTTGGAAATGTTGACGAAGGGACTGGTGCATGGATTTCCTGTAGTGGCATGTTTTCCAATCATTCCTAACCGGGAGATTGCTTCTTCACATTGCACCCAACGTGCAACGCTCATAGCGTATTGTTCCACAAGAGTAGGGTTAACCAGTTTTTCACAGCCAAGTTTTTTTAGCCAGCGACAGACCTTGTTGTAAATTTCATCTGCTCCAAGAGGTCTGCCGTCACGCTGCATCGAGGAAAGATACTCGCCGGGTTTTGGCATATCAACGCCTTCAATATTTTCAGGAATATCGAGCTTGGTCAGCTGACGCTTTCCCGGATTTCCAGCCTCGATTTTTTCTTTCAGTGCTTTTGGTTTTCGCCCCGCACCCGGTCTTGCACCACCACGGTTTGTTCCGTCTTTCGCCATTTGAATCAAATCCTTTCATTTGAAAACAATCAAAAATTCTTTGAAAAAGAGTATAAAAAATCCCGACTGTGAAGTCGGGAAAAAAGTCCTGTTTTACGTTACTTTTGGAAAATTTCTTTTTTGCGTGGATTGAGGGTTAATACGGCCTCTGAATATGCGAAAACTGCGTGTAGCGTTGCCAGCCGGTCAATCTTTTAATCAACTGTAGGGATTTTTATACCCCCGGGGGATTAGTACCTATATTCAGGCGTTTTATCCTCCGTCCATGTCTTTTTATCGTGACACGGTTTGCATAATGCCTGATAATTATTCTCGTCCCACATGAGTTTCTCATCACCACGATGTGGTTTGATATGGTCTACGACGGTTGCCTGAACATACCGACCGTCCAGCATACACTTCACACACAACGGATGCTTGCGAAGGTATGCATCACGAACTTTTCTCCAGCGGTAGTTGTAACCACGCTTGTTCGATGAAGGTCTGTCGGGGTGGAGTGGCTGATGCTCTTCACAGTACTTGCAGTCGGTGAGGTTAGGACAGCCGGGGTGATTGCAGGGGTGCTTACTCTTCTTCGGCATGGCAACACTCACAGGAATGCTCAAGGTGAATTTTCTTCAACGCTTTGTGGTGCTGTTCCTTTGTCCAATCAACATCTTCGCACAGCTCCTCAGCAATACACTGCCACGAAAGATTTTCAAGATAACGCATACGCAGAATCTGACGCTGGTCACGATTGTTGTTCGACATGATAATATCCTCGATATTTTTCTTCATAAGAATGAGGTCAATCAGTTCTGTCCGTGCATCTTCCACGATGTTCAGAAGGACACCGTCCTCGAATTCATCAGCCAGTGCTTCCCAATGCTTATAGAATGCCAACTGTTCCTTAATGCGGTTGTCAATATCAATGCCGTTTTGCATAACTTCTTTCGCTAACATAGTTTTTTCCTCCGTTTGGGTATGAAAAAAGCCACCGCAGATTTTTCTCTGCAATGGCTCTTGTTTCTTATCCTGTTTTGATATTATAATTATATCACATTGTTGAACTCTTATCAAGTCTTATGAACTCTGATGAACTCTTAACTTTTCTAAAGCTTTGTTATGAAGGAAATAAATATGCTGTACGCTATATTCCATGTCAGCGGCTACGATTTTCCAAGGTTTAAATTCAAGATAACGTTTTGTCAAAAGGTCACGAGCATCGTCATCCTGCACTTGCTGTATCTCAGCACGCATTTGTGAAATAAGATTGTTCAACTCGGTTTTAATCGCTTTAATCTCATCCTTAAGTATAATAATCTTATCCACAGCCGACTCCATTTTATCGTGCTTTGGAGATGCCGCTTTCGGCATATCACTATTGCCGGTACCCGTCATTCCCTCTGCTAAGGCATAAAGATTGCGGATTTCGTTTTCTTTTCTTGCTATTCTTTTGCGGAGCAAGTCCGTTTCCTCTAAGTATTCCTTTGCTGTCATCACAGCACCTCCTTTAATCCTGTGTCGGCACACCCTCATGCTCTGACATAATCTTGACTCGCATTCGGGCAACCTCCAGTTTATTTTTCTGCCTGCCGTAGAAAGAATCCTCTTCCATAACCGCACCGAGAGATTCGCAGGCAAGCAGAGCAATCTCGACAACATCATGGGATTTTTCAATTTTAGAAAGATTCATTTCAGCAATGCGGATATTCGCTTGATATTTTCTGTATACCTCCAGACAGCGTTCATGTTCGGAAATATCCTCCTGATAACGGCGATAGAGAATCTTCTTTTTGCGTGATGCATCCTCTTTGGAAAGGTTCTCGAATTTGAAAGCATAGTAGATTTTTTTCAGTTCGGAGAAGTATTTATATTCTGCCGGAGGAAATGTTGTAGCATCCACAATACCGTCATAAGCCTGACGTTCCAGTTTGTGAAAAGTTGTATCGTCTTTGAAATTGAGAAATATTCTCATTTTGCCTCCTTTAAGGGACTATATATCTTATAGAGAATATAATATATATAAAATAATATTCTTTTTTATTTTTTATTTTTCTTTAAGAGAAGTAGTAAATAGAAGAATATAGTCCCTTATACTCACTTACTTATGAACCTATAGAAACACCGCTGATTGAAAGACCGGAATAAATCATACAACCATTGGATTTGCGTTTGGTGAATTTCTTTCCGATTTCAATGCCGAATTTTCTTGATGGCATCTTGTACTCATTGCTCTCAGCAGCCCACTTGCAGTAAACAGCGTAGAGAACAGATGACTTAACCTCACCACCAGAAGTGATGTAGTCGGAATTTAGAAACGCCGAAATAACGTCCATTTCACTCTGATAATCCTTTACAGCATCTTCGACAGCCTTTGGTTTCACAAGCCCTTCATAATGCCACAAACGATAACCTTCCATCATCCATGCGAGAATATCTGGAAGTTCCTCTGTGAGTTTTTCACCGAGATTTTTATCCACTTTTCCGTCGGAAATGGTGACGGTAAACGGAATAAGATGAATTCTTCGCCAGATACCGAGGTCAGTTCCACGAATGGTAGGTTTATGGTTTGTAGCAACCCAGAGTTTGAATTCAGGGCGGTACTCAAATTCATCGCCGTAGAGTTTTCTTGCGGTAATCATATCATCACCTGTAAGCTGTTTCAGGAGACCTTCGTTCAGTCGCATTCCTTCATTCGGTTCAACAGAGGTTACAAGGCGAGCCCCCTTAAGTCGTGCAATATCTGTATTTGCAGTAGAATTATTGTTTTTAACCATGATGCTCTCAGGCTGAATATTTGTCGCATACTCACCGAGAATCGCACGAACAACTTCGAGGAACGTTGATTTTCCGTTTCGCCCTGAACCATAAAGGAAGAAAACACACTGCTCGGAAGTAAGACCACTGAGAGAGTAGCCGAGAGATTTCTGCACGTAGCGGATAAGTTCCTTGTCGCCGTCAAAAATATCATCAAGGAAACGCAGCCACAGGACAGGATTTTTCGGATTTACAGGCATAGAAGTACCGAGCATTCTTGTCATGTAGAGTTCACTGTTATGCGGAGAGATGCGACCTGTTGTCAGGTCAAGGATTCCACTTCGTGAGTTTACAAGCGTTTTATTTGTATCAAGATCGGCAGGACTAATTGACACAATATGCTCAAACTCCTTGACCATTGCACGCTTGGAGGCATTGGAACGTGTCTTTTTCATATGCTTTTGATAATCCTGCAACATCGAGCCTCCTTCATGTTCAGTCCATGTTTTCAGTTCCTGTTTCATACGCTCCAGCACGCCGTCTGCTGCCACATAGACCATGCCACGGTCGTCATAGTACCACTTTCCGTCCTTGTAGTACATCCAACGCTTGTCGGTGTAGTTATATCTGAGATATTTTCCGTAGGCATCATTCATTCGCTCGGCATTGCCGGTATCATCAAGGGTATGCATGGGGAGAAGTGTCTGTGTAGTTGCAGGTGACAGATTCTTGATACTGATAGAATAATCGTCCTGTTCCTGCGGCTGATAAAAACTCTGACATCCGGCAACAGCACGATTGAGAGTAATTGCACCATAAGTAGAGCCTGACTGCTTACGATCCCACTTGTCACGCATAAGTCCCGAACTGCGGTAAATCCTGTCCATGAGGGAAGTGTCACCACCGCACCAGAATGCGAGGATAGAGCAGAATGCCATGTCAGCCTCCGACTGGGACGGATAGTCTGAAAAGTCGCCGTTGTAGAGAACTTTGAATTTCTCACCGCTCTGGGAATTCATGATTTTATGGATGATTTCCTGTTCACTGAGAGTGGGGGTAATTGTCGGTGCAGGTCTGCTTAATGTCGGTGATGATGTTACACCGAAATACTTCTGATGAAGCGGCTTGATACGTTCTGTACAGTCCGAAATATAGGGATAATTGCCGATAGCATTGCCGGTCATAATGAAGAACCTACCACTGTCGTACATTTCGATTTTGCCCTTACGTCTGCCACCCACAGGGAGAATTCCACGGCATATGAGGTGTATACCGTTCCGGGACTGAGAGTATTCCGCATAGGTCTGTAATGTTGAGATGAATTCGGCTACAATGCCTGATGTTTCGCCGAGAAGATAGCCGTCAATCATGCTTCGACAGTCGTCGAGGTCTACGCCAAAATAGCCTGAACCGCTGAACATAAAGCCGATACCGTCGAAATTTGCAGAAGCCCTGAGAGCAGTATTAAAACTGCTCCACGTCTGCGGATTGTTACTCATAGCCTGTCCGCCGGTATGGGGATTAATCGGGATTTTCTTGATTCCGCTATGGGAATTTGCGTCGGGTATTGCCCTCCAGCATACCCAGTTTGGAATAGATTTGAGTTCGTTAGGGATACATTCGTAATTCATTAGATTTGCTCCTTTCCGTTTTTATCAAAAAATCTGATGTGTATCTTCTTTCGTTTTGCCCATTTCATTTCACGCAACATTCCTTCAGTATATGTATTGCCAAACACCCAGAGTTCATCACACTTGCTGAGCATGATGTTATTCATCTTAAAAGCGGTATCACGTTCTTCCGGGATATCGTCATTCATAAACTGAGGAAAGAGCAGATGCGGTGCAAATGGGATGCAATTCTGATCAACTGCATATTTACAGAAACGACGGGTATTGATGATGTTCTGCTTTTTGTTACCACTTGAAAAAGGAGAGCAGATGTATACCATAGGCTTATATTTTTTCGTGCGTTTTTCTTTGTTTTCATTTCGACGGATACGGGAAAGTGCTTCGAATTCGGTAGGGCTTGCGTAACCTTCACTGTTGTAATACATATTTATTCTCCTGTGGGTTTAAATTTATACGTCTTGTATTGGATTAGAACGGCACATCGCCCTCGCCGAGGATTTCCTCGAATCCGTCCAGACTATCAACCTGTGCAGGCTGAGCATTTACAAACGGCTCCTGCGGACGCTGTGCAACGGTATCATCGGATACACTGCCACTCTGCTTGTAGACGTGCTTGCATTCAGGATGGGCAGATTCATTCATGTAGCGAACTTTCTCGTTGGTCTTGCCGTTGTATGTTTCGTGAATGACATTTACCTTAATGACACGGTTGATAAGGTCAGCACAGAGATCATTAACTGTTTCATAGGCTTTTCCACTTGGAAGTTTTGCCGCCTTTGCAAGCTGCATAATCTGCTTGTAGCTGTATCCCTGCACCTGCATATCAACCTGAGTGGGTTCATGGCGTTTCCAGAGAGTATGGAAGATACATCTGTTCTGAAATTTCTGCTCCACGTCATTACGGATAATGAGGGTAAGGTTCAGACCTGTTGCTCCGTTCTGGGTGGTACGTTCCTCAATCTTTTTGATGATGACCTCATAATCTCCTGCAGGGATAAGGTCGAAACTGTTTACTTCGCTGTAATTTGTAGAAAAAGCCATTATTCATTTCCTCCAATCAATTTCATTGCATCCTCAACGCTTCTGCAGACACCTGCAATAGCACCGTTGTTCTGCATCGTTTTGAGGAATTTCTTCTGTTGGTTCGTTGGTCTTCCTGTGGGTGTCTTGACTTCGATAAAAACAGCCTTACCATCGGATTTCCTGATTCCAAACAAATCAGAAAATCCTTTCGGAACACCGGTATCGAAATATCGTCCGTCTTTCGTATAGCCTTTGCCAACGTTTACACGAAACAAAACACATCGGTCGGCAAGAACTATGCGGATTTCGTTTTGTATCTTGTGTTCGGGTGTCATATAAATCCTCGTTTCTTTCCCTGATAGTAGCACCAGCCCTGTTTATAGCCCATTTTTTGGCATAATCCTGCAACTCCTGCATATTCCTGCACTCGTCGGGAAAGTCGTAATTTAGTACAAATCCGGTGATTTTTTCAAGCTGAGTATCTTCTTCTTTTTCGAGCGTACGCTCCTTTTTCGGAAATATATATCCGCAAGAGGGGCAGACAGGTCTTCCGAATTTCGGGGGTTCAAATGTATAGAAGCACTCCGGACATTGCAATGCTTTCACCTCTGCCTCGACAGAATGCTTTTCAGCGGATTTTTTCTTGTTTTCAAGCGACCACTTTCTGTCCGCATCGGGCATTCCGAAACGGGCATAATTTCCCACATGGTCGATAATGACAGCACGTTTACCAGCCTTGTATCGCATACATCTCATGGATTGCTGGATATACAATGTCAGCGACTTGGTTGGTCGGAGCAGAATGGCACACTCGCAGTCCGGAACGTCAAAGCCCTCGCTGATAAGGTCAACGTTGCATAGGATTTTTATGTTGCCCTTGCGAAAATCGGAAATAATCCGGTCACGTTCCTCTCTGGGTGTACCGCCGTCAATATGCTCCGCAGAAATTCCGGCAAGTCTGAATTCCTCCGCCATAGTCATGGAATGATTCACGGAAACGCAGTAGCAGATTGCCTGTTTTCCGTCTGCAAGCTGTCTGTAGTACTTGATTGCATCGCCGAAAACAGTATTACGGAGCATGACTTTTTCCATGGATTTTGTCTCATAATCGCCGTGAGAAATCTTAATTCCAGTAAGGTCCGCAATACTGGGAGCGTAGTAATCGTAAGGTGCGAGATAATGATTTTCAATCAACCACTTAGCTGATACCCCGATGACAAGTTCATCATTTACATCACCAAGACCACTGCCGTCCAAACGAATCGGAGTTGCCGTTACGCCCAAACGTTTCGCATTAGGAAAAGCATCGTAAATTTTTCGGTAAGTAGAGGCTTTAGAATGATGATTTTCGTCGGTAATAATCAGTTGCGGCGGTGTGAGTTTACTGATTCTGCGACTTGCGGTCTGCACCATCATGACCTCACACAAATTCATATCCACACCCCACCAATGGAACGTTTGTTTTATCTGTCCTACAAGCTCTTTTCGATGAACGAGAAACAGCACACGATTTTTCTTTTCGGTTGAAGATTTGACTATATCTGCGACAATTACCGACTTTCCTCCACCGCACGGGAGAACGATGCATGGTGCTTTTGCTCCGTTGCGATAGGCATTCCGTACTTTTTCAATCAGTTCAATCTGATACGGTCTGAGGCGCATTCTGTTTTTTCTCCTTCTTCTGAGCATTGATCATCTTTGTCATGCACTTCCAGCAGAGTTTTCTGCCATAGTTCTTCTTAGTTCCTTCTGCAATTTGTTCAACGGAACGTCCTTTAACTGCTGTAATGAGAGAGCCACAATCAGCACAGCGATGCGGTTCAGCACCGTTTGAAAGCCATTCTTTCAATTGCTTTCCGAGTTCCGGAGTAATAATACCGTTCCAGTTGTCAAGAAAAGTAGTATCCTTGGATGTAACTGCAAAATGATTTCTTGCAATATTGAACACAATATCGAATTCATATTCTGTATTTTCACGCTGAACAGGGGCAAGACCAAGCTTTACAGGTTCCATTTTTCCACGTTCATTCTGTTCCATTGCATACGCCATTTTGGAGCGGAGAGTAACGATAACGTGGCAATCAACGGAAAGAAGTGTATTGACAAGATTATTCTGAATCTTTCCGGCTTCGTTCCAGACTGTAAAGCTGTTTTTGTTCTGAGTTTGTTCAAGTTGAGTTTTCAGGTCAAGAATACCGCCTTCGTTGTCCCATGCGTGAGAAAAGCTGTCTACGATTACAACTCCATCGGAACCTATAATTGAAGCGGCTTCCTTAACCTTTTCAATGTATCTCTCCGGGGAATACGGAGGAGTAAGTTCGTCATAGAGAAATTCTCCTGTGCCAAGGTCAGAACGGTTTGCATAAAACTGAGCTCGTCCATGCTCGGTATCAATGAGTGCAATCTTGTTCCAGTCATTAGTGAAACCGTATGCGAGATAGAGTGATGATAGCGTTTTGCCTGAACCACTCGGTCCTGTACACGCTCCACGAAGTTTAGCGACTTTACGCTGTACTTTTTTGAATGCCATAATAAAACCTCCTATTACTTAATCTGAATGTTCTGATGCTCTGCAAGAGAAGCACCTTCGATTTTCTGCCCTGATTCAAGAGCAGCTTTGATTGCCTTTTTGTCAGGGGTGTATGTTGTTTTCTCCACGCACCAGTCCCTTGAAATTGCATTTTCATCAACTACTGCGGTTGTAGACTTTCTAAATGAGATATGCACTCTCGGTGTTTCAAATGGAAGATAGTAAAGAGCTTCTGAAAGCCAGTTCTTGAGTGATTTTGCCTTATTCTCAGCAGATTTCATACGCTTGTCCAAAGCATCCTTTTCCGCTTTGATTGCTTTCGCATCAGATTCAAGATTTTTTATCCATAATGCGACGTTTTCAAGCTTTGCATTACGCTCCATAAGCAGTGCATTCAGCTTATCTGCATCGAAGATTTCTCCGGTTTCGTCGTCGACACAATCGCAGATTGCAGTGTTTATTTCATATAGGGTTGACATATTGTTTACTCCTGTTTATATGTACTTGCAGCAAGAAAATTTTTTAACACTTCCTGTTGATGCTTGTTTGCCATAGGAATTAACTCCTTTATTACAATGATTACTTCCATAGGCAAAATAATTGGATGAGGATAAAAAGATTTCGGAAGAAAAACTCCACCGCCAACTCCACGGCTTGTTTGTAGAGGGTACTTCGCTGTAAGTGCCGTAATATCATTTCGAATCGTTCTGTCTGTTACGCCAAATTCTTTTGCAAGAACCTGCATAGTTTCACGTCTTCTTACAAGAAGAATACGCATAATTTCAGCTCTGCGTTCAATTGCATTCACAGTTTTCCCCTCCTTCCGATTTGTATTTCCTATACTTTATTGTACAACCTATATAGGAAAGCCCATTTCCTAATTGAGAAAATTTCACAAAACTTTCACAATTAAATTTTATCTGCAATTTTTTATATTGCTTCTTAAGGTGTATAAACATAAAAAATCCTTTCTGCCAAAGCAGCAAAAAGGACGGGATTACGTATCTTAAGAGCACAAAAAAGAGTACGCAAAAGGAAAGTATCCCAATATGATTTCGCAGGATTATGGGAAACCATATGAGTTTTGTCCTTTTGCATACTCCGGACTTGTGTTTTATTTTTCAATCGAATTCATTGAAAAGCGAATGAGATATGGTGCAATAATCATATATGCCAATGTATAAAAAATCTGCGGATAACGTGTCTCCACAGAATATTGTGCTTATATTATACTATTTTCAAATGCTTTCGTGGAGAACAGAAGGTAAAAAATGAACAATGAATAAAAGTATCTTACTCGTATCTCATGGAGAGAAATATTGATGTAGAGGACGATATTTCAAATAGTGTATTGCAAAACATGGAATAATATGATATAATTAATAAATCCGATATGTAGAAAATGGACTGAAAAAAGTCATGAAACGATTTGTAGTACACTGGAAAATAAGACGTATGAAAAGTTCAGTTATATCAAGCTAATAATTTTTGTTATTCGGATGCACTCTGTTAAATCGTAAAATTGCCGGGAATTATAGCGTTGTGGGACTGATGAAGATGTATCGGAAATTAAAATAGATGCAGATAGAGGATATAAGAGGGGTTTAAATATGATTCGAATTGCTATTGTAGATGATGAATGTTATCTTTGTTCATATATTGAAAAAGTTCTGTTAGCATATAATCGAGTGTCTACATATGACTTTAACATAGAGGTTTTTAAAAGTGGCGAAGATATGTTCCAATATATAGATGAATTCCAAAATTTTGACTTAATTTTTCTGGATATTGAAATGGAGGGATTCAACGGCGTAGAAATTGGCAAAATCATAAGAGGTCATTATCGGAATAATATTACGCAAATTGTTTATATCACGGCTTGTGAGGGATATGAACGTCAATTATTTCAGGTTAGACCTATGGACTTTTTAGAAAAACCTTTGACCAATAGTGTTATTGTTGAAACTGTTGAAAAATACATACATCTGTACGCAAATATGGAACAACTGTTTGCATTTACATATCATAGGAAACAGATGAAAGTACCATATAAAGAAATTGTATATTTTAAGAGTGATGATAAGAAAATTGAAATGTATATGGAAGACAAATCATATTGTTTTTATGGGAAATTAAATGACATCGTAAGTAGGTTACCATGTGAATTTATAATCATTCATAAATCATATATTGTAAACCGAATGTATATAAAGAAGTATGGGTATGACTGTGTTACTATGATTAATCATCAGGAGCTTCCAATTAGTCAAAATTACAGAAAAGATGTCAGAAAATTATTATCATCAAAAAGTAACAGTGGAAAGGAATTTTTCTATGTCTAATATAGAAACAGCGGTGTATCTTGTATCAAATTTATTTAGGATATATGTGCTTTATCGGTTTACAAAAAGATTCTTCTCAGAAACAAAGGTAAATAAAAATATTATATTATCAGCATTTGGTTTGTACTTTGTCATCAATAGTTTGATGTGTATTTTTATTCCTGGTATAGAGGTAAATATTTTGTCAAATATTATTCCGTACTTTGCTTTGACGTTTTTTTATAATACAAAGACGGCGGTTCGTTCTTTGGTGACAATTATAGTGTATTCTATCAGTATTTTTATAGATGTAGCAATGTTTTCTATACAAACGCTGTTGAACGTCGATACAATAGTCGTATCTTGCGGTGCGGCCACATCATTATCCATGTTTCTTATAGAATTGCTTTACGAGTATTTTTTTACTGGAGGGGAGGATACATGCAAAGCTGAAATCAATGTCGGAGAATTATTGTTTATCATATTCATGCCCGTTGGAAGTCTGATACTTGCTTTTAGAACTATGAGAATTTCAAATAGTAATTATCTTCCGGAATCTATTATTCTATTTGCAATTAATGGAATTGTATTTTATATGTATGATGCATTAAAAAAAGGAGAGATGCAAAAAATAGAAAAGATGAAACTTGAACAGCAGAACTTACTGTATGTAAACCAAATTAAGATTCAAAAGGAATCAGATGAAAAGATAAAAATACTGAGACATGATATGAAAAATCATATATATCTAATAAAATCATTCTTGCGTAGGAAAGAGTATGAAAAATTGGAGGTATATATAGATCGTATGCTTGAGTCAACTGGATTGGAAATTGCAATATGCAATTCGGGAAATTATGATGTAGATGGAATCGTAAATGTAAAGTTGTCAAAAGCCAAGGACATGGGAGCAGAGTTGCATTTAGATATAAAAATACCGGATAAACTTAATATTGATAGCTTTGATTTGAATTGTATTTTAGGAAATTTATTTGATAATGTTTTGAATGCACTGGAAAAGGTCGAAAGAAAAATTGTTTAT